TTTTTTGCATCCAAAATATCATTATTATGATCTATATACGCATTAGTTTTGATTAATAAATCTTCGTAAATATTTGACCAATTGCCAGATATTCCTGATCTAATGTCATTTGAAATCCATATATCAAAATCCAATGCTAATTGTGCCAAATTTTGGTATATAAAATCCCATAAAAATGTATTTTTTGATTCCGTTAATGTATCTGGCAACCATGTATTAAATCCTTTTAATTGACCTAATCCATCAATGGCTGTTAATTCAATATTGTATGGTGGTGTTATAATTGCTTCCTGATAAACATCATTAGTTATAAAACCTGCCCAATAAACAGACCAATTGCCCACAGATTCTTGAAAATATAGTATTAGTTTATATTCCCTTTCATCGTATTCAAAGAAATTATCATAAGTTACCTCATTCGTTACCTTTAGATTTAATTTTGCTGATGATCCAATCAATGGTTCATAAATATCTTCATCTGCTTTCCATTCAATTGTCATGGGTTCACCATCACAGATCATAGGATAAACGGTACCGGCATAATCTTTTTTTAAGATCTCTATTTTGCGCTGACTTCCTTTAACATCTGAAAATTCTAATCTGTATTTTGCACCGTATGCCATAATTATCCGATTCTATTTCTTGTTTTTTCTGCTCTCTGTAATGCTAAAATTAAATCTTGGCCCCTTACTACAAATTCCCCAGATAAATTCATGTCATTGCCTCCACCTCCAAAATCCATCATATTTTGTAGTTTAGATAATGGTGCAATTACTTCCGGATTTGATTTAGCACCCATATACTCACCCATTAAACCCATTGTTGGGCCACTAACTATACCACCTTTAGCAAATGCACTGATTCCACTAAATGCAGCTGCGACTGCCCCTACTGCCATAGCTATAAATGGTGCCATTGTAAATATACCTGCCGGCCCTGATGCTGCTGCTGCTTCGGATCCTGCTTCAATTGCGTTTCCTGTTGCTACTGCTTGTGATGCTGCTACCCTACCCTTATCTATAATTATTTGTTTTAAGGCCATTGCTGCCATCTGTACACCGGCATTTAATAAGGATCCTAAAAATCCTTCTATTCCAGATTTAGCTAATCCAAATGAACTAACTATTGATGATCCCAATTGACCTATGGCATTGCTAACAGCATCAGCCACAATCATCGTATTTTGCTGAAACAATAAATATTGTTCATTTTGTTTTGCCAATTGTTCTGCAACTATTGATGTGCTTTCCGTAACTTTTTGATCCATCAATTGGAATGGTGTTTTAATTCCATCCATTGCTGATGATAGCATATTAACTTCTTTAGCATAAGCAGGATATTTAGAAAAATGATCCACTAAATTTGCTGATGCCGATGGCAATTCTTTCAATCCATCAAATCTGATATTTAAAATTTCACTCTTTAAAGCTAAAATACTTTTCCCTGCTTCATCAATATCCTTTGTTAAACCAATTATTTCTTTTTTAAATGCGACTATATCACCTATTTTTCCTTTAGCTGCACCGGAAATACCTGCTAAATCTATTCCACCACCTGCAACAGCACCTGTTGGTGTCGCTTGTGCGCCTTGCAATTGTGATATAATGGCTTTATTTTCATTATATAATTTAGCCTGTTCATTTCTTAATGATTTGATCTGTTCTAAACTTCTTACAGCAGGTGCTGTACTCATTGTAATAAGTTTTGGTTTTGCAGCTAATTTAGCTTCTTCATCAAGTAAACCAATAGTCTTACTAATCAATTTATTTTTTTCAATAACTACATCAAGATTCTTTTTTTCTTCATCTGTTAATCTATTTGTTTCACCTAATGCCTTATTATAATCGTATGCTTTTTCAGCTACATATCCTAATCCTGCTATTAATATTCCTAATGCAGTACCTTTGCCAATTGTAGTATTAAATAACGCAGCTGCTTTGGTGGCTAATTGAAATCCGGTTAATAATTTTGGTAATATAGTTCCTGCTAAATATAACAATGGCCCTGTAATTGCTGCTATTCCTGCAAAAGTTAATATTAATGTTTTTGCTGCAGGTGATAAATCACGCAAATAACCTAAAATTGAATTAAATTGCTTAATAACTGCTGTAACTGTTGGTAAAACTACCTGACCAAATAAAACTCCTAATTCTTTTAATCCTTCCGAAAATGTCCTCATTTGATTGGCTGCCCCTCCACCTGTTCTTTCAAAATCACCCATCGCATTTGAATTACTTTTTAATACATATTGGTATCTCAAAAGTACTTTTTCGCCCTGTGTCATATCTGTGTACAATTTTTTAACACCATTCGCTAATGCAAATGCTTTCAAATTGTCTTCGGTCATAACGGTTCCTAATCTTTTTAATGATTCTGTTTCACCGGTAAAAACTCCACTCAAAGCTGTGGTAACTTCTTCAATGTTCATGTTTTTAAATGATGCAAGATCACCGGCTAAACCGACCATTGATGTACTTAATTTGGCTGCTTTAGCTGTAGATAAACCCATAGATGTGGCCATATCTCCAAACTGCGCTGACATATCTAATGCCGTACCTTCTGCAATTCCAAATGATTTTAAAGATGTTTTTGCAAATGCTTGGACTTCTTTGGATGAATCTTTAAAAGCTACATTTACTTTATTTAAAGATTCATCAAAATCAGATGCTAATTTAATGGCTGCGCCTCCGGCTAATGCCAATGGTGCTGTCAAACGTAGTGATAATGATTGACCTATGTCCTTCAATTTACTACTAAATCCTGCTAATTTCTTTTCAGCTGATGATAACGCTGCTTCCAAATCCTTGGAATTACCGTTTAGGAATATTTCTAATGTATTTGCCATGCCTCAAAGTTATAAAAAAAACCAATCCTTACTTTGATTGGCTTTTCTTGATTTGTTCCATAAATGCTTGTAATTCTTCTGGTGATGATTTAGGTGTACCCTTATTTAAATAAACATCCTGTGGCAAAGGAAATAGTTTATCTGGTGTAATTAATTGTGATCTCTTTTTAGCTGTAGAATTTATAATCATAGTACTTTCAAATCTACTCATTTCCCAAAATAGATTCATTTTAATTGACCAACTTTCCCCTAACAACGCATTTTCCTTCCATGTATTGCGCCAAAAATGATCTGGTAAAATACCTGCTTGCCCAATATAATAATCAAGCATGGCATCCCATGTTAGGGGTTTATCTGCTTTGGGTTTTTTGTTGATTTAGATACGTTTCTTCGCACTCCGGCATTTAGATCATTACCCAATACCCTTGATTCCATCAATGTACTAATAATCATTCCTAAATCCTCTTGATCTATTTCATCCATCCATGCACCGACATTGAATTGATTATAATCTATTTCAATATTATTTTCCTGATCATAGGCAATAATTCCGGCATATACTAAAGCACGCATGGTACCCATGGATAAACCGGATCCAAATACCTTATCAACCTCGGATATTTTAAATCCTGATGCTTCTTCAAATGCTGCCCAGAAATTCATTGAAAAATGTAATGTACGAGTTTTGCCTCCCAATTCTAATTGGCAGTAACCTCTGCGTTTGTTAACTTCCATTTGTTTTTATGATTAGATTAAATTCAAATACCCAACACCATTTCTGATGTTGGGTTAATATATTTTACAAACTAAATTATGCGTTTGTGGATTTTGCAATAGCACCTGTAATGGTGATAGTTCCACTGAATGTTACAGCAGCTTCCATTTCACCTGTTTGCTCTAATGATGAAATAAATCCATCAGCTGTATAAATAGAATCGCCAGATGTAGATGTACCAATAATTGCAGTTAATTGAGTTCTTGCAATTAACAAATCCAATAATTGCTCTGCATTATTAGCATCTGAATAATCTACTAAACCATCAAATGAAATTTCACCTGATTTTAACCCTGCTATTCCTTCAGACCATCCGTTTGAATCTTTGGTAGTAGCATCAGCCACATCCAAATTTACAGATAATGTACATGATGTAGTGTGTCCTACTACTGTGCCTTCAACCTTTAATAATAGATTGGTGCCGTTAAATACTCCTGCTGTTGCCATATTTGTTTAAATTTTATTCCTCTTTTTTTGTGTAAAAATAGAAAAATATCTTACACATTTTCCCAATTGATATTTATATTTTCCCAATTCGTAAAAACCAAATTCCATGGCAATCTCGGTTCCCAATAAACACGACCATCGATCACTATATCAAGCGAATATTTGACAGCTGTTTCTGTTTCTGCAATTTCTTCTACAGCTGTTACATAGCCTCCACCAAAGTAAAACATTCCGGCTGTTTGGAATACCCATTTAGTATATTTTTTAGTGATCAATAATTCGACAAATCTGTCAAAATTCATTACATCACTATAATCCACTAACCCTTCCACCTTCATTGTTACAGATCGTTTACCTGCTATACATTCGGCCCATCCACCACTATTCTTATTTGTCGATGGTGGTAAATCTAAATTCATTGATAATACAGCATTGGTGCTATGGCCCAAAGCTATATCATTGTCATAAACTACAACATTTGTTCCATTATATAATGGCATTTTCTTCTGTTGGTGGCACCGGTACCGGTTCCCATGGCAATGGTAATGTAATTACCGGTGGATTTACTAAATCCTCGATTTGCTTGGCTAAATTGATATCTAATGCCGGCACATCCAATGATTCTTCTAACCATCCACAAACAATTTCAAATGTTAGATCTGCATAAGGTATGTAGGTATCCCCTTCCTTTTGGCTATATGTCTGGCATCCGTAAACATCGGCCACATATTCTTCAAATGTTGCATTTCTGCGCCAATGTACATACACTACAAAGTCTTTTTCACCTTCATAAGATGGAAAACATTGCATCTGACTGATTACCCATTCAAAGGATAAATCTGTGGTTTTAATTGTTCTATAATTCGACATCATCTATTGTTTCTATATCTTTAAATTTTACACCTGTAACCCAATCACCTAAAAACGGATATATTTCTAATCCCTCTGGATTGTTTACCACGATAGGATCAAAATCAAATAGTGATAAATTTAGATCCTTACTTTGTTGGTTTAATTTCTTTAACCCATCCTTTGAAAATGAATAACTTCCCTTTTCATTTAAGATCAGATTTCCATCTTTGTCCACCGATGCTGCATCTAAACGCAATTCCTCGGCTTTTTCATTGTATTGATCCAAATGGATCTGTACTTTTTTGGCAATTAGGATTAATTTCTTTTGTCCTTTTGTTTTACCATCTTTCGCATTATTGTTTAAATTGTAAACTAATGTGAATAAATCCGCATAACTTTTTTTCATTGTATTTATTGATTTGATTTATTGCAAAGGTAGAAAAAATATAATCACAAAAATTATGTAACAATTTTAACAGTTCCCCCATCATTGTATAAACTTCCTACACTTAATCCACCACCTGATGTGGGTAAATCCATTCCTACAGTATCACTACTAATTGATATTTTAGTTTTAAATGTTGTGCTTACCCATATTCCTAAATTTAAAGCACCTGTATCTTGTGTGGCCCAAATTCCAGAAACATTAAAACTTGCATTATATCCTATGGCAATTCCTTTTTTTACACTTTCATCTTGCATAAATCTTGCAAAAATTTGCACCGTAGTACCTGCGCCTCTATAAACAGAATTAAATACCGTAGATGCCGATCTAATAGCATTTAAGGTATAACCATCTGTAGTGGAATTAATACCTAAATTACCTGCATTATTATAAATTATGCTATTGCCTAATCCTGTTGTAGATGTCCATAATGGCATAAAGTTTGTGGATCCGGATCCACCCACCGGTGTATATCCTAAAGCTGATGTAACATTGCCTGATGTCAAAGATAATGTACCTCCTAAAGTTAGTGATCCCGATGTGGTAACTGTACCGGTTAATGTTAACCCACTTACTGTTCCGGTTCCACTTACTGATGTAACACCTACTGCTCCTGATGTTAAAATATTGCCACTTGTATCAAATCCTAAATAGCCTGCAATGGTTCCTGTAAAGGCCGTAGCTGATGTGTACGCAGGTGCATTTAATCGGCCTGTTATTTGGCCCTTAATGTAGTTTACTAATGATCCTAAATCAGTATTTTTTGACATTTTATTTAGCTTTTAATTGATCTAATTCGGATTTTAATTCTTGAATTGCCTTAATAATATATGGCATTAAATCGGCATCAATTGATTTAATTTTTTCCCCATCTTTAAAATATTGTTTATATTCTCCCATAGGTTCTATTTCAGTTACATGGCCGGGGAATACTTCTTCAAATTCTTGTGCAATAAATCCTGTTTTAGTTATTCCGACTTTTGTTTTAAATTCAAAATGTACAGGATTTAATGATGTTAATTTATCAAGCACATTTGAAATTGGCCTAATATTTTCTTTTATTCTTATATCGGATGTTTGCTGCCATGTGGTACTGTTATTATAATTATAGGCACTATTTTGATAATTCCAAATTACTTTTATTGGCGCACCTCCTAAATTATATCCTAAACCTGCACCGAAATATCCCCATGTCAATGGCCCATTTATTGGGGTATCATATTGAGTTGCATGATTAGGATCTGTTCCTGCTCTATATCTAATTTGCTGATCATTAATACATATATTGCCATTAACATCTAATTTTTGTGCAGGACTTGATGTATTTATACCAATATTTCCTGATGATGCAATCCTAAATCTTTCATTATCATTATAATCAAATGTAAAACTATTATCAGATGGATTATTTTGTATATCATAGAAATTTCCATTATAATTAGACCATCTTACAGTTGTAGGATTATTGCTTGTATTTGAAAATTTTGTAACCAATGCAGAAACTCCTACTGTAAAATATGCACCATCTAATGATCCAGATGGGCCAACTGATATCACAGAATATGGGCTTGGGCTACTTGTACCAAATCCGATATTGCCTATAGATGTTATACGCATTCTTTCAGCTGCATTAGTAAAAAATGCTATTGGATTAGCACTTCCAACATACATAATCGGCATACCGGCTGCATTAACACCTGTAAAAATTGATGTTGTTCCATTGTATGCTGAAACATAACAAGCTGTTCCGGCAGCTGTTGCAACTGTTAATTTTTCTGTAGGACTTGCTGTGCCTATACCAATTTCCCCTGATGATAAAATGCGTAATCTTTCGACATTATTTGTAGTAAAAATTAAGGGTATCGCTGTAAGATTTTGTATATAAAAGGCTGATGAATCAGAAATCATTGCTGTAGTTCTTGTACCGGCACTTGTAAAAAAATCTAAATTTGTTCCAGATGAACCTCCTTTAATTGATAAATTAAAATAAGTTGCAAAACTACTTGGACTTGATGTATTTATACCAATATTAGTTCCATTATCAAAAATTAAACTATTGCTTATTGTAGATGTTCCTGTCCATTTAGTTAAAAAATTGGTAGTACCGGTACCGGAAATACCTGCTGTAAATGTGGCTGTGTAATTAACCACATCCACAATATCATTTAAAACTGCTGCTGTTCCTAAAACTACTGTGCTTGAATTTGTGGCCGTATAATCTGCTGTGCTTAACCTTGCACCGTTTATAAATACATCAATTAATCCAACTGTATATCCACCTGTGATCGTGAATGTTGTCTGTCCAGATGTCGCAGTAAATGTGCTTACATTTCTAACTGCTGATGCACCGGCTGAATAATTAGGAACATTTAATGTAGATCCTACTAATGTTGCCGGCCCACTTGTACCTGTTGTGGTTAATGTGGATATTCCTGTTGAAATTGTCCATGTACGATCAGCTGTTAGATCGTATGTAGTTCCATTAATCGTTAACGTTCTGGCATTAGTAACAGGTGTAAACCCTAATGCTGTAGTAACGTTTAAACTTGTTAATAATAATGTGCCACCTAATGTTAATGATCCGGTGGTAGTAACTGTGCCTGACAATGTCAAACCACTAACAGTTCCTGTGCCACTAACACTTGTAACGGTTCCTGTATTAGATGTTTTATTATTAAATGTATTCCAATCTGTGCTACTTAAATAGCCATTTGTAGATGTTGTCGCTTGACTAATTGAAATTACATTTGTTGTAATGCTCAATGGTGCCGTAGCACTTGTGATTCTATTGGTATAAGCTGTATCCCAATTTGTGGCGCTTGATGTTGTCGGGATCACATATCCTGCCGTTAAACTAAATACCCCTGTAGTATTGGTATATGTTAAACCGGTGGCGCTTGATGATAATGCAGTCAATGAAATAAAACTACTTGGATTACTTGCCAAATAATAAGTATTTGTATCTAATGTAAAGGTGCCTGCTGCTGTCATTTTAACAAATGATCCCGATACATAACTTAACCCACTTAAAGATGTTAAATTAGCTGATATTGGCTGACCTCCTATTCCTGACAATGTAACTGTAGGAATATTTAAAACATTTGAAATTAATGTGGCATTACCACTGCTTCCTGTGGTAGTTAATGATGTAATTCTATTTGTGTATGCCGTATCCCAATTTGTTGTCGTAGTGATTAATGGGATTACATACCCTGTTGTTATGTAAAAATCACCTGTAGCGCTGTCATAATCTAATAGTAGTTAATGATGTAATTCTATTCGTATAGGCCGTATCCCAATTTGTTGTCGTAGTAATTAATGGGATTACATATCCTGTTGTTATGTAAAAATCACCTGTAGCGCTGTCATAATCTAACCCTTGCGCACTTGCTGTTAATGTTGTTACAGATCCATCAGCTTTTAAAAATTGAATTGATGTGCCACCCGATTTCTTCAATGCTGTGGCAATAACTGAACCGTTTATTTGGACTAAATTAACATTGTCATTTGTCGCTGTACCTATTAACCATTTACCATCACTTGCTATTCTGGCACTTTCTATGTCATCAGTTGTAAATATCACCGGATGTGGTGTATATGATCCAAATGTAACCCCACTATTTAAGGTACTAAATACCCCTTTTATTGAATTATCTGCATGAGTTACACCAATCATGGCCCCTGCTGAAATACCCTGTATAATAAAGTTTGTGGCCCCTGTATAATATGCAGGCAATTGCCCTATAAAACTATTTCCAACCGAATCAATCCCACCTTTTGCTGTGGATGATCCATTTGTATAAAATTTAATCCCTTGGCCTCCTCTTGTAGCTACGATTGCAGCATCAGATGTGGTATTTGCTTGCCATGCACCTGATACACCAAAAATGGCCGTTTCTGTGCCATTCTGCCTTGCGCTAAATAATCCACCACCTGTTAATCCTGTATTATCAATAATGATTTTTCCGTATGCCGTAGAATCTTTTGCATGAATCATGCTTGATGGTGTTGTTAATCCCAATCCTAAATAACCGGCAGCTGTTAATCTTGCTCTTTCACTTGTTCCGGCATATAAAGTAATAAAATCACCTATAACATCGGTTCCTATTCTAAATTCCCCTGTGGCATTTGTCCTTTTTAATATTTGATGTGTATCAATTCGGTAACTATATGCCCCATCAATGGCTATATTTCCGTTTAAAACGGTTAACATATCAGCTGATCCAAAAGGATTTGGAATAATTCCAACTGTGCCACCGATAATTACATTATCTAAATCATCAAAAATGCGTGAATTTGAAATACTATTTGTGCCATCAAATCTTGGCACATAGTTTATATCACCTGCACCAATTATTCCACCGGCATTTTCTAAAGCTGTTGCAAATTGGATGTTTCGCCATACTAAATCATCCTCATACCATTGTAAAATGTCTGTGTCTGTACGATCAATAACCTGTACATCATGCAATTCCTCAATTTCATAGCCATTATCTACCTTAACATAGATTTTACCATGTATTGCATGGGCATAAACCACAAAACCAATAATTACCGTATGCTCTGGGGCCAATGGTTTTACATTGGTAATATCTCCGGCAACTAATGGTGATAAATAAAGGATGTCCCCATCGGCCCATGTTTCTCCTTGCAGTGATCCTGTTGTATTTATTTCATTGACTAATCCAGATGATGTTACAAATCCTTCCTGATTGTTATTGATATTTTCAGTAACTAAACCTAATGTGCCGGCTGATGTTCCATCTGTAACAGCTAATGCTAAATCTACTTTTAATCTTTGACCTTGCGCCCCACTTATATAAACTGCATGGTATTGTGATTCTAGTAAATTGGTACCGGTTTTATTTACAACTCTTGTAACTTGTTCTTGGCCTATTTGTAATGTTACATTACCACCCTTTAATTTTAGATCAGCTGTGCCATCCGTATTATTCCACGACATCGTGCCGGCTGTTGTCGGAATTGCTGAATTAGTGGTGTTAAATTGTACAAAATCAGATATTAAACCATAGGTGCCTAAATTTAAATTCTGTGTGGCCCCAATATATGGCACATATCCACCACCACCACCACCACCACCATTAATAATATTATACCATATTTTTTCAATGGATGTTAAAACAGTATCGGCTGCCGTTACTGTTCCTGCTAACGCTACAAATCCACCTAATGTTGTTGCTAAAACTCTTGCTTGAGTAAAATATAAATTTGATCCTTCGGCTATTGCTGATGTGGTAGATCCGATTGGTAGATATAAAGCATTGGCAGCAGCTAATGACAAATAGGTATTTGAGTCTAATGATCCATCACCTTTTAAAAATTGTGATGATGTTCCCCCTGTTACCTTGTATTGTGATGCTCTTAAAAATCCATTTTGATCAATAAATACGTTTGATCCACCACCAAAACCATCTGAAATCTGCTTTTCACTTGCCGTAATTACATCATTATCTATTAATTTTAATAACGCTTTGTAGGTGTCTGCGACAAGTTTACCGGTTAATGTAGCCATTTAATATTGCCTTTATTTTTTGTGCAATTTAGGCAAAAAAACGTTTAAAAATTTGTTGGCCGATTGCTAACAATATAAGGATAATTAATATTTGATTTACTAATGTTTGGAACCATCCCGATTTTTGATTTTCGGGATCTTTAAAAATGGTTTTTGTAATGTACTTATATTCGGTTCTGTATTGGTCAGATTTGACATAAGGATAGTAATGCACAATGGCCTGTAATTTGCCTTTCTTTTCGCTTATAATCACTTCACCTTGTTGACCTTTTATCCTTTCTTTAAATGGCTTTAAAATGCCATTGGAATCGCATGGATTTATAATTAATATGGTATCTTTTAACTCTTTATATTCTGTGATTATTTTAGTAATCACCACTGAATCTTTTTGATCAGTGATTACAGGTGATTGCTTTATTGATCTACACGAAAAACTAAAAATGATTAGTAAAAATCCTAAATATTTCATGATTGAAAATATAATTTTGCTTCGGCCATTCTTCTAATTGTTAATCCGGTTAATGTTTTGCCCCCTGATTTATTCCATTTAAGAAATTCATCTTTTATTGTTAGATCATTAGGATCCTTATTTACTTTCTTTAATAACGTAGATCCTTTTAAATTGTTTGGCCCCACATTATAGCAAAATGAACATAACGCACTAAACTGATTGCTGTTTATATCATCCCTACAGAATGAATCCACTGATTTTTGGAATGGTAATAATAAATCCATCAATAATTCTGTGGCCTTTTGCTCTGTGATTTCCGGATCCGTTAATTTTACTTTGCTACCATCTGGATAAAAGGTGGATCCATACCCAATTGTATTAACTCCGGCCGGACATTTGTAGGGATTTGCTTTAAATCCTTCAAATTTCTTAATTAGATCAATTCCAAATTGATTACAAACTAATATTTTCACTTTATTATTTTGTTTTAACAACTTTTGGCGCTTTTCCTATCTTTAAATTATGGTTTTCAACACGCAAACTTTCAATTTCTATGGTTAATTCATCCACCTTTTGGCTTAATTGATCCACTTTCGCCTCTAATTTTTCATTCATGGCAGTAAACATATCAATAACTTTCTGGGAGTTCTCCAATTGTATTGTACTTATGTCGGCATTTTCTTTTCTTCTACCTACTATCCATCCTATAAATGCTGATCCTGCTGATGTAATAATGCCTATGATTGCTTCCCTTGATTCCATTATGTTAATTGTTGAATTTTATTTGATATTTCTACGATGCCACGAAAATAGGTATAATCTGAATCCTCATCCACTAAATAGGTAGTTCCTTCATTTACGCAGGTAAATACAGAAAACCCATCAGCTGACAAATCAAAATACCCTGCTGATCTGGTTCTAATTAATTGTAAAATTTGTGAAATTGCTTGATTAGCCTGTAGTTCTCCCCCCGAATCACCACTAAATCTTGTTACTACTTCAATTCTTGTAATGGTTTCAGTAATGTAACTTGACTGATTAAAATCAGCTTCATTTGTACTCACTGAATAAACGTAAATATATGGATAAATTGATGTGCTTGGCACCCTATTATAAACCGGTAACACCGTAGCATTTAATGTTATGGTTCCTGTTAATCTGGTAATGATTGCCTTGCGAATAAATTGGATAGCCTCTAACATTATTTAGTCAATTGTTTTATTTTATTATCTAATCTTGCTTCTAATTTAATTAATTCCTTTTTAACATTTGTAAAGAAAAATGGCCTTGCAGGCAAAACCACATCTTTAACTCCTTTGCCTTTAAATTGTGCTGCATAAGAATCGTTAAACCCTAATGCCTTTAAATGGTTTAAATCTACCTTTCTACCGGTGCCAAATTCAACGTATGGCGCATAAGGTGCCTTGGCAAATATGCTTACTCTATTTGTTCCTACCCTTTCAAAAAAGATGCTTTGCATTAAATTGCCTGTATCTTTTTTAACATCTACTTTCATCCCTTGCACTGCAAATGCAGCTGTATAGGCTAACTCATTGGACAACTCTTGTGCTGCCAATTGGCCTAACTGTTGAATCTTTTTTTTTAATGAATTTAAATCACCTTCATTAATACTTATGCCATCCTTTTTAGCCATTATGCTTCAATCTTTGTGGCAGTAATTTTAACCCAAAAATTTTCCATGGTTTGGTACCCAGAATTAATTCTGTATGTGGAGGCATTACCCTCAACCTGTAAAATATCTTGATTTTGAATTAAATCAGCTGTTGGCCTTCTAATTGCAATCTCTATTTTTGTTTCAAGTGATCTGATTCCGTTCTTGGCTGAAATATCACCGGATGTTTCTAAAACTTGACACCAATATGTACCAATTACAGCTGTGGTAGATGTCCATCCACCATATTCATCAGCAGTTTTTGTTAATCTGCTCACTATAATTCTTTGTTTTAGATCACCTGCTGTTAATGCCATTATACAAACATTGCTTTATACCCAATTAAAATACTTTGTGCTGATGATGGTACATCCTGCACAATCGTTCCGGTAACATAATCAGTTCTATTATCATAATAGGTACTTACCATCATTAATAATGCCTGTTTTAATAGGCCATCATTCATGCCTGCTGTAGTATAATTTATTTTAACATTTACTGCCTCACCTATTAATTCTACAATCTTATCATCTAAACCAAATACATTATATGTCAATGCCGTATTATCAATGGTACCGGTAACACTTTGAATTGATGCTATTGGGCCAAATGGCACATCAATTAATAGATCTAATCTAACTGATGGTAAATAATATGTTCTGGTTTTTGCCACAATATCCCTACTCATAAAGTTTTCGGCTGCTATTCTTGCAGCTGTGATCATTGTACCTATTAACGCATCATCAGCAGATGTATCAATCCTCACAAAATTTTTAACATCATTAACAGTAATAATTTCTGATCCTGTTGTGCTATTTATTTTTATTTGGCGCATTTTTCTTTTTGCTTATAGCTTTTGTTTCGTAAACTATTTTTTCTTCTTTGGTTTCTACTTCGGCCATTACCACTTGTTTTGTTTCTGCCTCCACCATTACACCAATTTTTTTATCTAAATAATATTTCTCCAGATCCTTTGGTAAATAATATGATTCGCCTGCAATGTGCATAATATTGCCACTTAAAACTGTCTTTATAATTTTAATTTGTGCCATGTTAATCTATGTTTTCGATTATTTCCAATGATTCATCATCAATAATTGGATCAATAATTTTTTCTATTTCTTCTTTTACTATTTCTTCTATTTTCTTGGATGATTTAATGGCCCATCCTTTTGATATAAACCATTTTTCAATGTCGGATGAAACATCTACTATACTGCCTGCCTTATGGTAATTAATACCATCATTGACATTTTTTAGCATTGTTATTTTGCCCATATTGTTTTATTTTTTGAACAAATATAAAAGAAAATGGCACCCGAAAATCAGGTGCCATTATTCTATTTGGATTTTTGTACTAATTAGTCATTGATTGCTGCAATGTCAGAAGAGAATGTACCACCAACAAAGGCCAATGGCGCATAGTTTGTTAATGCAATTCTTTCTACTAAACGAACTGTTACAAATCCTTCACGCACGTTAATTCCATCCTCACGGAAAAATTCTAATGCAAGATTCTCACGCACCCACATTTGAGTTCCTAAAGCAAAATTACCAACTAAATAAGTTCCTGCAGTAACAGCTGTATTAACTACAACCGGCACACCCAAGAAATTTGGTGTTAAACCTTGATAAACTTGATCCTTTAAATACTCATTAGTTGTAGATTTCAATAATAAGATTTTAGTAAAATCTGTTGGTGAAAGCATGATATAATCAGCTGTGTAGTTAACCAAAGCTAATTGATTAATTGCAACTGTTAAAACATCAAATTGATTTGCTGCAACTACTGCGCCTGCAAATGATCCTGCTGCAAAAGCTGTAGCAATTGTATTAATACCCTCAATGTTTTGACCTGATCCATTACCATAAAGCAATTGTGCATCTTCAACAGTTAACAATTTTTCTGGCGCGCGCGCTGATAAATATGATGTTAACTGTGCTGTATCTGCCAACATTTCTTCAGAAATACGGAAATAAGTACCGATTTTTCTTACGTTTGCATCTTCAGCAGTCAAATCAAAATCTGATTCTGGGAATGCTGCACCTTGCGCTATTGTTGCTGCACCGTTATCATAAGCACTTTCACGCACAAAACGTACTACCTCTGATTGTGTAGATCCTTGCGCTAACAATTGGCGCACATGAACCGGTCTTGTAGGATCAAACTTAATACCTGCAACATATTGAGCAGGAATAACCTCACCTGTAAAGTTGTTAGCTACTGTCATATCACCTGCTTTAATTTCAAATGCAGCTGAACGACTATTGCCATTAATCATACCATCTAAAGCACCTTTACTAATACCTTCGATCAAACCTTGCTTAAATGATTTCACTGTAGCGCCACTTGCTGTTTTTTTAGCAGCAATTTCGGCAGCATCAATGCGTGAATGAATTTCAGTAAATTTAGTTTCTAAATTTCTAATTTCACTTTTCAATAATTCATCAGCCTTTCCTGTTGCACTTGCAACTGCTTGGCCTTCTGCTTTCTCGATTCTCGAGTCAATGGCTGAATTTAATTCATCCAATTGTTTTTTAATATCCTCTGACATATTCTATTTTTTTATACTTGTTTTTAAATAATTAAATATTTCGGAAATGTCCTCACTTTTATCTACCGGCAATGTGGTTTCTTCAACCGGCACTGTGGTAATGTCAATAAATAATGATTTTAATTTCATCAATTCACTTTCAATTGCGTATCCAAGTTCATCAGATACGTTTTCTTTTTTGATCATTTTAGCCAAAACATCGAAACGTTTAGCCAATAATTCTTGATCTATTTCACCTTTGGCATCTGTAATCATAGCCAATGGGTTTGCTGCTAATGTAACGCATGAAATTTCATATAGCTTTACTTCTTTCAATTCACGCACTCCATCTTGTCTAAATGATTTTACTATCGGCATAATCCCTACACTATTTTCATTGATCACCCCGTTTTTCATTAATAACAAAACATCCTCACCTAAACGAGTTTTAGGAATTTCAGCAACAAAATATAAACCATTTCCATCCTCACGCAATTCTGTAAACTTACCTAATGGCTGATCGATACGGTGCTGATTGCAATAACGCACTCTTGATCCGTTTTCGTTTAATGTCTTGGTGTATGCACCGGCTAAAATAATGTCATTGTCTGAATCGATATTATTAAACACTGATCCGTAGCCTTTAACAATTCCGTTTGATTCATCAATATCCTCTAATCCTATGGATGTTTGTTTGAAAATCATATCGTTTTACTTTTTGTCAAAATTAGTTAAATAGTTAATCAAAAATTAAAAGTTAAAATTTAATTATGCTAATCTTCCACCATCGACATAGCCATACTTATCATCATCAATTAAATCAATTACTTTGCCATTAGCATTTTTTAAGGCCGTTAACAATTCATTTAATCCTAAAGCATTAAAATAATTTAATGGAGTTTCAGCATCTGGATGCAAAGCCATATATTCATCAATTAATTTAAAAAGTTCTTCCATTATTTTATATTTAAAATTAACTCATCAAGTAATTGTATTGATTCTTGATATTCTACAGGGAACATTAATTCAAATAATGGATTTGTAAAATATTTATTTTCAAAAGCATGGGCCATTATTTCAAATGCTTGTTTATTTTTTCCATAAATACCCTTATAAGTTGAATTTAAATGCCCCCATCCTATTTCATTTTTTGTTAATGCACCAAAATAATCAGCCATTCCACCTATTAATTCACCAAATTCTTTATCAGTTAATTCAGGAAATTTATTTCTAAAAGTAACTGCACTATTTAATTTTTTATTTGCTTCATAAAGTGATTGCCTGCGATCTGCACCACGCAAAGACATTCCTAATCTTTTCGATTGTTTATCCATTAAAGATTTAATTAATGGATCAATTTCTGTATAAGATGCCCATTTTTGTTGATAATGAATAACATGGCCAATTTCGTGTGCCAAAACTCTACCTATACTTTTATCTGAAAATCTTGATTTTTTAATGTTTATTTCAGCAGTAAATAAATTTGCATTACTATCAGTAGAATTAGTTAATGTTGGTTTTTTAATTAACAAAGATAAATAATCATCATTTAAATTAACTGATTTAGGGGCAAAATCATTCCAATTGTCCGGCCTCATTAATTCTTTTTGTGATTGTAAATTAACTTGCTGCGCCTCCACTACAATTGTTGTGGCAACCTCTGGTGTAATTAATGCCTCTGTAATTGCGCTTTGTATTTGTGCTTGTGCAACTCCGAATCCAATATCTGTAATGTTTTCGCCTGTAGTCTGGGCATTAGGTTTTGGAAATACACTAACACCACATCTACAATTGATCACATTGCTTGCTGATCCTGCCGGATCCCCTGCCCATTTAAGGAATTGACCTTGGACAGAAAATTTACCGGCATTAGGAACCGTTTGCCCATTGGCTGCGCCATGGCTTGCTCTTTCTCTGCCATCTATTGATGTGTGCCATGTTTTCATTAGATCCCTGCCATCAAATACACTCTGCGCACTTACAATGGTGGCATAATTAGCAGCATTTGTGGCCTCTGTTCTAACTAATCGTTTTGCTTGATATGTAGAATACTTATTAAACTGCGTTTTTAACATCTTTGCTTTGACCTTTTCCCCCTGATTCATGAATGCAGGATCAGCCATTAGCTTTTGAGTAACTGAAATTAATGTATTTTTAGCTGTTCCACTAACCAATGTAACCCTCTGTGCCCCTACTTGTTGACCAACAAATGCAAATGATTTGGCCCAAATGGACATTAAATTATCAATATTGGATGCCTTATTTAGTAATTTATCGACATTCTTATAGTACCATAAAGCAAAATGTAACCCAATTTTACCGTACATCTCTGTGTACATATTAATCAAATCATTTTCTTTAAAGAATACTGATACATCTGTGGCTGATAATGCGCCTTGTTTAATAAACATGGCTGATGCCTGATCATACTGATCATTGTAAAACTTATAGAAATCTTTTACTGATGATTTTTCAGCTTTCGCCAATTGATCACTAAATTTTGCCGTGTAATTTTCTTTTGCTGTCTTAATTTCCTTTTCTTGCGTATAAAGGGAATTACAAACAGCTATGCGCTGATCTTGTGTGGCAAAATCATTTACCACATTTGGATCAATTACACATCTGCCAATGAAATCATTTAGATCCTCATTTAATCTGGGTGATGGTAATGGCATAATTATTTTAGATCATAATCAATGTCTAATGCCTTTGGATTCTCCAACGCATCTATGGTAACATTTTGTGGCGCTAATGATGTTGGGATAAAATAATCATTCATGTAGGCATTTATTTCATCCTTGCCATAGTTCATTGCATCCCTTTTTTCATTTGGTGTAATCCACCATGCAGATGCAAGCTGACTAACTAACTTATCTACTTCCTCTTGCATTTCACTGATCATAGTGAAATCAAAATCTAAATAAAGATTGGCCCCAAATTGTGGTACTAACCATCTATTTAATTCATCCCTAATTTTAATTAGTTCTGGGATTACTGCATTTTGATACATGGCCTTTTTTGCCTCCTTCATGTTATTGTAGGTAGATGAATCAGTATTATTAAGCAATTGCACCGGAATATT